AGTTTATTACCATAAATGTCAGTATCATCCGTATTTTCTAGATCATTATTAAAACCATATGTTGATCTATCTTGCCAATACTTTAGAACACCAGTATTTTTGTTATATGAAACTACACGTCCAACTGCAGTAGATCCTGCTGAAACAGTTTGAGTTACTGTTGCATTAGGTTCAAAAATTGCATTCTTGTAATCATTGGCATTATTTACACCAGTCAGTTTCAGTGCATATAAGGCACTTACTTGATTTGTCTGCAACAATTCGGTAGAATTAAATGCTAGTGGGTTAGCAATAATGCCAATTCTTGAAATTTTATTACCCACGATGAAATCTGGGTTTGTATTGTCGTTCTTAATCTGGGAAAAGATTAGAACTTTAGTACAACCCAACTCTCTATAAATGTCTGCACCATGTCCACCCTTTGGAGGAATGATTACATCAAAAGTTGGTGTTGTTGTTGAACTTGTGGGGAAGTTACCTGTTGCCAAATCAACTCTTGCAAAAGTATATCCACTACCACCATTTGAGATGGTAATAGATTCAACCTTTGACTGATTATTAACAACGATAGTTGCCTCACCATCTTTACCGTCACCAATGATCTTACAAGTATAAACTTGGTTTGCTGATCCAACAGAAACACCTCTGTTAGTAACAGTAGCAATCTTGAGTTGACCACTATTTGCTGCATTAATTCTTACAGATTGGTATTCGTCTGCAGTATCCCAATCTGTAGGTACAGTAATGTAGTTTAGTGTATCAAATTTTACAATGTCATTAGGGTTGATAGTATAAAGATATTTCCAAATGTAACCATCACCACTAGTGCCAGCACTTCTTGGTTCTAGATCAACGAATGTTGGTTCGTCTAGAGAAGGTCTGCCATTTGGGTTCTCTGGATCAGCACCATTTTGAAGGCAAATATAAACCTTGAAGTCTTTGTTGACTACAAAGTAGTTTGCAGAATACAAACTAGTTGCTAAAGATGGTTGTGAAAGATTATCTCTATTGATATCATGACGATACATGTCATAAGTAATACCTGATGTCCAAGTATTCTTTTTGACAGCAAATTTTACATCATTCTTAGAGATCTTTTTCAGACCAATTACAGTATCCCAATTATGTTCTTCTTCAGCAAAATTATCCTTTGGTGCAGGAGGATCTTCATCCCAAGATGATTCATAATCTTCGGGATTAGTTAAACCAACAAAGGTATAATAAGAATTGGAGTTTGAAGTAACTTCATTAATGAAATTCTTCGCATTCAATATTCTAAGTTGATCTGTTACGATTGCAGACATGATCGTTTATTTTTTAGTTATTTATTAGGTTAATGGTAAGGTTGTTGATCCTACTCCAGGAACTTCAATGACAAGATTTGATCCGACCACATTTAAGGTTACTGGACTTGCTGCAGTTGCAGAACCAAATCCTGAAGTTGCAGTACAAACTCCTGTGACGATGACTCCAGAAGAATTTGTATCAAATTGAGGTGAATCAACTTCTCCTGTCAAAGGTCCAACAAAACTCGTAGCAGTAACAACTCCTACAGTTAAGTTTGGATTTCCAGTTAAAAGATTTGTTCCATCACCCAAAGCATCATAAATTTCTTGAAAGTTATCATTTACTTTCTTTGCACCTAGAATGAGGGAATCCCCAGTACCGTCATTTGGTGAAGAACCTGTTCCTATACCTTGAAGTGCCATTATTATAGTAAATCTTTATGACTTATTTATGCATCAGTCAGTGTACTGAGTATAAAGTTTGGTTCTTAGTGGGAAGGTTCTTCTAATGAATGGTGAGGTAGTAACACCTACATATCCATTTTCGTGATAAGAATCAAATACTAGTGGAGATCTTCTACTCTTAGTTGGGTGCCAAGAAATTCTACCCCAAGAGAAGTTACCGAAGTAATCATTATCATCACCATCACTATCAAATGTGCTAAATGAATCGTCGAAAGTTTCTAAACTGTTGTCGAAATTATTAGACTCTTGTGAGAGTGTAATTGGTTCAGCAACTAGTGTAGTAACAACAAGAATGTCTGTATTACCAATACCAGCAACACTTTCTGTGGTTCTTTCAATATCATATGCTTGATATACATTATCTATTCTAACTGTGCTGTATCCGATAGAATTTCCACTACCATCACTTGCGAGTGATGTAACACCAGAACCAATATTGGTATTTGACATTGTAAAGTAGTGATCCGTTATGATTCCACTAATACCTGTTGTAACAAAACCAACATTCTTCACTCCAATGTTTCTTAGATAAGAATCATGTGGTACATATAGACTTAACTTGAGTGCAGTTGATCCAACACCGACAACCGTATTTGCGACAGATACAATAGTACCAAAGTCACCATCATATTCTACTAGTCTAATTGGTTCAATTCTTGGTTTTGGTTCTTCAATGATAATCATTGGTTTCTGAGTAGAAGTATAACCAGAACCTGCATTTATGATTGTGATAGAATCGACAGAACCATTAGAGATTGTACATGTAGCAATCGCAGTTGTGCCGCCAGCACCAGGTGCTCCGATAGCAATCTGTGGATTACCTGTATAACCCGTACCAGCATTACTGATAGTGATGCTTGTAATTGTTCCACTTGCGGAAACTACAGGAGTACCAAATGCTGGTGCAGTTGTTTCTTGAGAAATAATTTGAATCTGACCTAGTTTCTTCTCAATAATGTTCTCATTTTCATTATCGAAGAAAGTGGAGACATTTTCTACCCAAGCAATAGTAGTATCAATACCAACGGATTGAATTAAATTGGTATGTGGGAAGATATCTGGTTCGTATAGATTTCTATCTTTACCAACATAACTACCATTGATGAACATGTCTTCAGTTTGCTTACATGCCATTACTGGTCTTTCAATGGTTTCATCATTAAGTCTTCCAATACCAGTGTATGGATTAGTTAGAAGAATGTCGGAAGCTAGAATGTCTTCAACTGTTCTCTTACTTTGAGTCTGTGATGGAACATCGGACATTAACTTAACTTTATCACCAATTTCAATTGGTTCTACAATATCAACTTCCTCAACATCAACATCTCTAGTTCCACGATAGAAGATAACTCTAGAGGTATATTCTTTAGGAACTGGTTCTGTGAAGATAACCAAACTTCCACCCTTAACAGTGTATGCCTGATCAGGAATTTGTAGAACATCATTGATAAAGATCAGGAGAGTTGCTGCAACATTAATATTGCTTCCAGGTCTTGCTCTAATTGATAATCTTTCACCTTGGAATGAAAGTGGGAATACTCTGCGTACACCATCAAATCTATCATCTAGACTGTCTAGTTGTTGAAGTTGACCGATAGACCAAGCATCAAATTCATCTGTATGAGTTTTGTTAACGGTAATTTGTAACTCTTCAAATGTCTTGCTAGTATCGGTTGGAATACCAGTAGATCCACCAATCGCAACGGTTAGTTTTTCACCTTGACCATATGCGTATCCATTATTGTTGAACTTAAATTCACCCATAGTAGTATCTCTACTGATAAACATATCGAGAGATGCCTTTGTTCCAATTCCTTGAACGGAATCGTCGGAATAAAGTAGAGGAACATTTGTATAACCTAGTGGTGCGTCAATTTTAATCTCGGGTAGACTGGTTGTTGTATAAGCAGTACCTGGATTTGTGATTGCAACACCAGTAATATGACCGTTTAGAGCAGTTGCATATCCAACTTTAGTGATTGCTGTAGAAGTGACTGCAAAAACACCAATGTGTGTTTGAATGCCTGGTCTATAACCAGAACCACTATTACCAATACTAATTGCAGTAATTGAACCTAGACCAGAAACGGTTGCTGTTGCACCAGCAGCAACGCATGGTTGATATCCGAGACCACTTGTCGATCCTACAGATACGATTACACCACCAACTGGTAGATTGGAACTGTTTACATCCTCACCAGGTGTGAGTGTTGTAGGTTCAAATAGAATTCTAGTTCCATTATTAACTTCATCAAATTCATAGTTACCAATAATAGAATTGATACCTGTTCTCTTTGGTTGTTGGAAAATATCCTTAATCAGGATAATAGCATTATCAGTGGAAATACCAGCAACACTAGTTCCACCACCAACAGTAAGTTCAAAAGAAGATCTAATACCAGTAAACCTAGTTGAGAGATCGTCGAAACGATAATTCTTGGTGTAAGTCTCTGCAGTCTCATCAACTTCACTCGTTCTCATGAATGTTCTTCCATGGAAGAATGAATTGGTAGTAATACCAGTGTAATCTCTATCTGAAGGATCAACAAAAGGAACACCAAACTGGTTTTCAACTTGAGTAACAGGTACTTTACCATATGGTGGTGAAGTAAAGTTAATTGTAGATCCGACAATCTGATAGTTTCCTTTCAGTTTTGTCATGGTATCACCAGTTGTGTGAATACCCAATTCAGTTCCCAACCAAGGTCTTCTTACTCTCATTTTGTCTTGAGTACCAATACCCAAGTTCTCAATTAGCATTACCTCATCATTGACACGAACAATATCACCAGAGAAGAATGATACAATACCCACAGTATTGATCAAAGTATCAGTTAGTGCAACATCTTCAGCAAGTGTGGTGACGATATCTAGATCAACCAGAGGTGATTGAACCATATTGTCAATAGTGTAAATACCCTTCGTATCTTTATTTGTTGCAGTTATTTTATGCTGAGTTCCAATACCAGCTGCATTAAGTGTTAATGTAATAGGATTGAATTTCAGAGCATTTTCGGAAGTGGTTGCAAACTGAATCTTACTATCATCTACTTTAACTGCATAAAGATCTGAAGGTAGTTTATCTGTAGATCCGATACCTGGGACAGTTGTTGTTGCAATTCCTATAGCAGAACTGTCTTCTGGGAAAGAATACTTCAGTAATTCTCCAGTAACGAAGAAATGATTTGGTAGTACAAGTACATTTTCTACGGTAGAAACTACAGTTCCTATAGAAGTTGCATCAAAGACTCTCTGGAAAATTAGATCACCTTGGTGTCTTAGTTCAAAACTTCTCTTAACGTCATTTTCCGTACCTGTATACTCATCGAATAGGGTTACAAAACGACCACCATCATAATCTAGAGAACTAGTAGAAACACCTAGATCAACTAGACCAAATGAATTTGAGAAGACACGAATTTCGACCTCTTTATTTGGAACTGGACCACTAACTGCAATAGGTTCAAAGTGAAGTTCTGCTTTCTTCGATGTTGAGTTACGATAGACATAGAATGTTCCAATTCCAGTATCTTCAATATCTTCATTATTAGAAACTCTACCAAATTCAGTAATATAACCGTCAGTTTCATTATGAGTGAATACCAATTCTGAGAACTGAACTACATCATTAGTTTTGTCTTCAATACTTACATAAGCATTAAATCCTTTATATCTTTCGGGGAAATCAATGACTAAGAATGATGTAGTAGCAGAACCTACAGATGTTGAAGCAAATCCTACTACGGTTAAAGTAGTATTGTAAGTACTATCACCGATAGCAGTTCTGGTTGTATTAGAGATAGATACGACAGTAGAAGAAACTGTGTAATCTGTAGAGAGACCACTATTTGGAACCAGTTTCATATCAATAGTATCAGAATTATAGTCAAACTGATACGTTCCAATTCCACCAGCAACATTGTTATCATAGTTACTAGTTTCTAGAGTTGCAAATTCAGATTCGTAGATATTGATTCCATCATGAACGATGTTAAATTCGTCCATTTGGAAATATGACTTATCTGATGCTTTAATGGTTACGATTACCTTAGAAGAAGTATATGATGAATCAATTCCGACAATTTTATATGCAGAATTAGTATTTTCTGGAACAGTTACGGTCTGAATACCTACCGATGCGATATCACCAATATATTGAGTAGCAATTCCACTGATAGTATCGGAAATTGCATAAGATGTACCACTAATATTATAATCAGTGAATTTAAACTCTACAGGATAGAACAGCAGTAGACCATTTCTTTCAAATACACCAACATCAAAGTAACCATGGACACTGTTAGTTTCTACTCGACCATATTGGTTTAGATAACCATAGTCACCGTCAAGAACGACGTTAACGATGATCATTTGTCTTTCACCTGGGAATTTTTTATTCGAGGTGAATAGAATATATTTTTTAGATGTAAATTTGTCTAGTGAGAATGTATCTACTGTGACAAATTTAGTTGCTCTAGGACTACTATTAAACTGGTCACTAATATCATCAACAATTAATGCTCTGTTACCAATAGATTCAAAATAATCCACCATAACAAGTGAATTAAATCTTATCTCGTCAGAAAGATAGTCCTTAATATTATTTTCTGTTGCAATATCAATATCATGAACACAATTTAGATCATAATATGAATCAATATCAGCAATACCTAAGAATCCTGATCCAGTCTGTGTTTGAGTTAGTCCAACAGTATCCTCTGAACGTTTTTCGGCATCAGATATAACTTGCAATTCACTAAATCTCTTCAAACCACTTGGATGTGCTAGAGATTGTACAGGTTCTTTCCAACTACTAATTCCAACTTCCGATTTAATTGAGTACGCAAAATACTGATAATAATCACTGTCATGAAGTCTCTGAGTTTCTTCATTTAAGTAACCTCTTCTATCGAAAGGTTTATATCTTTCAGCATTTGATGCATCAACAGAATAATTAAGTGATGTAATGCCAACAACTTCAGTTAAAGATCCACTAGAACCAGAAGTTTTACCAACAATGACATCACCAATTTTATAAAGTTCTGGAGATCCTGTGAAAATCTTAAGAATTTCATTCTTAACACTCCAAGAAACTACAAGATCTTCTTGAGTTCCATTTGTAACAATTTCATTCTCAAAATACTTGTTAGCAATTCTATTAACCTTGAATGTTGGGAAATATGATTCTGGAATAACTCGACCAGAAGTAAACAGGTCATCATATGTACCAGGATTGTTATCAACAACAAAATCCGTCAATTTAAACTTAAATGATGGATTTTGACCCCCAATATTTGGATCATCTTCAGTTACAACAAATAGTTTCTTATAATCATAATCTGCAGAATTGTAACCTTCATCGTTTCCATTTTGATTTTTGGTGATAGCACCTTCAATCATAAACTTCTCACCTACTCCAAAAGGCCAAGCAGATAATGTACTGAATCCAACAACATCAAGAGTTACAGTTGCTTCTTTATCACCACTATCGTATTCTATCTTAAGAATTCTAAATCCATTGCTATTATTGACTGGTAGTAGTCTTGGTTCAACATCGTATAGGTTCTTGGTATTCTTAATAACCTTAACTTTGAAGGTATCTTCTTCGACATATAGAAGTTCGGCATCCTCCGCAATCTTATTAGTATATCCATCAATTAGAACAAGATCTGGAAGAACTGTATAGTTCTTTCCGACAGTAAGTACTTCAATATTATCAACAGAAGTTAGAGGGTCAATTTTAAATACTGTTGGAGTAAATGCTCTAGGTCTTACAGTTACATCAGATGGGAAGTCAAAACCAATATTATCGATTTCGATATCCTTTGCAATACCAATAGATTCAGATTTAGGGAATAAAATAGCATCAATACCTTCTTTTGATTGTACTGATTCGATAACAGGAATCTTAATTAAATTAGCACCCTTAGAGATGAATGATACATCATTAATTGGACCCTTAGCAGTGGTTGATATCGTAGAATATGTGATATCAGCAGTGGATTCGTGAGTATATGTAGTAGTATCTACAGGATTTGCAAGTCTATAAGTAAACTTCTTGATAGAAGGAACTCTTACTTTGAAATTGCCAGAGAAGTTGCTGTCAACAAATTCAATTTTATTATCAATTTCAGCATCTAAAGAAATTAGTGAATATGCAACTGGAAGGTTTTCATTTTTGACAGGTACTAGGTTATAATATAGTTTAGAAGGAATTTTATCATCGCAAATTAATTTTACACTTGCATCAATATCTACACCAAGTTTTCCATCTTTAACTACACTGAGTTCTTTATCTTTTTGTGATGTAATAAACTCATGTCGCAATTCTTTATCATAATAGAATTTTAGATCAAATGCAGGGAATCTGATATTATTTCTGACATACGAAAGACTAAAGTCAGAAACATTAAAATTCAATGTTTTATTCTTAACTAAAGTCAAACTAGGATTAATTACTAAGAATCTTCCTGAAGACTGAGTTGTAATAGTTACTCTTTCTCTGTTATTCTTATCGAGAAGTTTAATTGTATCTAAATCAACAACTTCAACATAATATACTTCATTAGAAATCAAACCTCCTGGAGGTGCAACTGCTTCTAAAATCAACTTCTGGTTATTCTTAAGTCCATGAGATGATATTTTGAATGTATTCTTAGTAAGATCAATGTCAGCATTGACAAAATTAAACTTACCAAAAGCAAATTTTCTATTTTCTTGATTATAAAATACTGGAATTTGCTTTTCAATATTAGGAACACAATTCATATCAATAACATCATCATATTGAAGTCCATGTGCTTCTGATGTAGTTACAGTAACATCGACTGTTGTTACATTTACATCAAGAATATCTGTTCTGACTTCTTCAAAACTATGATTGTCTCCAGAACCAAAGTTATTGAATGTTAATAGTTCAGTGACACTACCTACACCAACTGCTCCAGTTGATCCAACACCAACTTTTCTAGACGAAATGCCTACCATTCCGTTTTTGAATGGATAAGCATAATATACTTGATTAGAAACTAATTCAAATGTATCACCAAAAGATTCGACAGAAATTGGACCACCATTATTTGTATATTTGATTGGAGTATTAACTGCTAGATTGTTATTTGGCAGATAAATTCTATCACCAGGAACAAATACTTGCGTATTTCCTACTCCAGGATTATTAATGGTTAAAGTCGTTCCAATACCTACACCAACAGACTCTCTAGGATCAAAATAGAGTGTTT